ACAAAGCTAAACTAGCTGAACAAGAGGCAATACTTGCAGAACAGCAGAAGTTACAGGATCAAGAAAACCTACAAAACCTCCGTATGCAGCTAGATGATGAAAATGCACCCCCTACTCCGAACTCACCACAGTTTGTTGTGGAAGATGCTACAGGTTTAACTAAACAACAGGTTGAAGAAGTATTACAGCTTATTGAACAAACACCAAATCTTAATCCTGCATTACAAAAGTCTATTAATGACTATAGAACTTCAGTACGGACTGGTGGTAGGGTATACGAGATAAACGACTTTATAAGAGCTGTAAATTCAGCAGTAGATGCAAACGGCATCGAAAGAACTAACCCACAAAACCAAAGCATGATGCAACAAAATCAGCAGATGGGTGGACGTCCTGGCTATCAGAATAGCCCTAATTATCAACGAGGTATAGAGGATAACCGAGCCTTTGCAGATGAGCTTATAGAGGCTGTTAACAACGACAATAACTTAAATGTTGTCGATAAACCTATATTAACCCAGGCACTTATGAACCTTAAGAAAAACCTAGGCTCTAGGCCTATGGAAACAGGGACAAGAATAGTTGAGGATTTGGGTACTAGGCTTAAAAACCCTGAGGCTATACAACAGTATGTCGTTCCTTATTTAGACCGAGTTACACAGCAACAGCCTAATCAACAAGATGTCACAGAGATTATTGATGAGCAAATAACACCATCAAACTTTAACGAAGGTGACCCTATTTTAGGCTCAGAGTTAGACCCATTTGATTTAGGTGACATGATTGGTGTTACCAGTGATGCGATAAGACCTACTGATCTTGAGTTACAGCAAATGAAAGACGGTACATTTAAACCTGAAAAGAAACAATCACTAGTGAATGCATATAAGGGCGTTCAAAAACTATGGGAACAAGCCACAGGAAGAACTACACCATTTGAAAACACACCTGAAAATATTGATATATTATCTAGGTTAATGGCACATGAAGCATTACAAAACCTACAAAAAGATAACAATGCTATAGGATGGTATGACCGAAAGTTAAAAGCAGCTAAATCTATCTTGAAAGTTATAGAACCAAGATTAAAAGGTAATGAAGCAGCTTTTGATTTTATATTAGCAGTTACATCAAATGGTATAGCTGTAGATAAAAACTTGAACTATGCCTTAGAAGTATTCAGAGACTTTATGGACACAGGGTTAATGAATGAAAAGTTTGATAAAGGTGGTAAACGAACACCTGCAATGCAAACAGCTTTTAAGTTTTATAATGCCTACAACAGATCAGGTGCTAACGAGCCTATAGAGATGTTTCTAGACACTGATTTTACTAGAAGAGAATTAGAAGAGTATTTCAAAAGATTTAACGAAAAGAACGGCACAGATATTAGCCCTTCACAACAGGAAGGTCTAGATGAAGCTCTTAAGGGTAGTTACATACTTGGAGCTAAAATAGGACAAGGTTTCTATCAAAATCTAAGAGGTAACTATGACCCACTTACCATGGACATATGGTGGATGAGACATTGGAACCGTTTAGTTGGGAGACCACTTGCTGCTGTTGATCCTAAAACTAATCCTAAGAATAGGAAAGCAATAGAAGGTTTAATGAAGAACCCTAATGCTACAACTGTAGAAAAACAACTTATAAAGAAAACATTAAAAGACCTTGGTTTCAAAAGAACAGGTTTATACAAAGATACAGACAAGTTTGATGCTTTTATTACAAAGCTAGAAAAGAATTGGAACAGTTATTTTAAAAGGTATCAAAAAGAGAACAACAAGAAAAACCCTGTTAAAACACCTTTATTTCAGAAGGCTAGTACACATGTAGGTAATATAAACGATAGCTTACAGGACACACCTTTAGATGCACCTGAACGGTCTTATATGAGGTCAGTAACTGCTAGAGCTATTGAATTATTAGCTGAAAAAGGTTATAACATTAAGACAGCAGATTTTCAGGCATTACAATGGTTTCCTGAGAAACAGTTAGCTGAAAAACTTGGTATACAAAAAGGCCAAGGTGATGACATCGACTATTTAGATGCAGCTAAACTTACAGCAGCTAGGGAAGGATTAACAAATGACCAAATCGAAGAAACACTCGCCAATACAGACGGAAATGAACTCAATCCTGGAGCAGGTACCGTCGGACAAGATGGACGACTTCGTCCAGGGATTAGTGGAGCTAATGAACAAGAAGCGTCAGGCACCAACCCAATCCTCACAATCAATGCCGATCCTCAGCTCGGAGGAAGTCAACGATCAAGGGGAAGTAGAAATAATAGAACCCTTCAACCTACCCCAACTGAAATAAACGAAGTATTACCTACAATACAAAAGGCGTTTGAAGTAGGTAAAAAGGGATCACCACACGAAAACGGACTAAACGTCACTGAAGCTTTACAAATTGGTAAGGCTCTCGGTTACTCAATACTAATGGTTCCTGACAAAACAAACATGAGGCGTTTGTACGGTAGACCTATACCTAGAGGGAAAGACTTAGCAGGTTTTGCTTCACAAGGTATAATTGGTGACAAGATAATCCCACAAAAGATAGCTATAAAAGAAGCACAGTCTAAAAATGATGAGGCAAGAGCTATATTCACAGCTATTCACGAAGTTTCACATGGTATATCTAAACAAGGTGGTAAAGGTTCAAGCACAGTTATGGACATGGGTTATGGCAGGAACAATGCCTTACCTAAAAGAACATACAGAGGCTCTACAGAAGCTGACTTAGCTGTCATATTCAACCGTATACATGCAAAAGTACCTGATGCAAAACTAGGTCAGCGTATTGCTAATGAAATGAAAAGAATACGTTTCTCATCCTTTGCAAGAATAGGAGCTGCTTTAACACCTTTTTTAAGAGGTGATTCATTAATACCTAGACAATCTACTATTGCTAAGAGATTTATGGATGAAGCAAAGCTAACAATACTTGAGGATAATGTTGGTAGAGACAGCTCTGATTACATTACTGCTGAACAAGCTATGCAAGAAGAAAAAGCTGAATTTGATGGCTATGAGCTAAACATTTCAGAGTTACTAGCTGATAACATAGCTGCTTACTTGATTGACCCTAAGAAGTACAAAAGCATTGCACCTACAACTGCAAAGTTTTTACAAGACACTCTAAACAGCAAACCATCGTCTAAGTTTGTCAAGTTCTACGCTAACCCACTAGCAACTGTACTAGCAGTTATTATGTCGGCCTTAGCCTTAGACGACCAGGAAGAAGAAATGCCTGAAGGAGCCTTACAGCTTGGACAGGGAGCATTGAGTGCCTGATCTTAGGAAGTTTAGAGCCAAGTCACCATCAAAAACCAGGTTCCCTCAAAAGGCTCCTAAAAGGAACTACTTCGCAACATTGATGGATACTGAAGAAGGTAGAGCATTACGACAGTCTTGGTCTACTAAGAAAAGAGTTAATGGTGGCCGTCCACGAGGGGTTCCTGACGGCTACAGGAAAGAACAAATAGAACCCATAAGAGCAAAAGAAAAAAGGAAAGCAGAGAGGTTGGTTAACATAATGGCTGAAAAGTATGACATTGAAGACGAGTATGCAAAGAAAGCATTAGTTACTGCAGTAGAAGTAATGAATATGGTCGGTGAAACAAGAGAACGACTAGCTGCAGCAAGATTGGTATTAGACTTTACCAAGCAAAAACCTGCTTCTAAGAATGAAGTGGCTTTAACTAAGGCAGAAGACTTCTTAGCGTCTCTTGTAACTGATGAGAAAGATGGATCCGAAACTAAAGAAGGTTAGAGAACGACTTCTTTATGAATTTCCTTTTTATTCTAAATCTGCACTAAAGATAAGAACAAAGTCAGGTGATATTGCTCCACTTACTTTGAACCCTGCCCAGTTAATATTACAGAAGGCAGTAGAAGATCAACAAAAGACAGAAGGTAAGATAAGGATTATTATCCTTAAGGCAAGGCAGCAGGGTTTATCAACCTATGTTGGTGGTCACCTGTATTTTTCTGTATCACAACAAAAGGCTCGTAAGGGTATGGTCATCACACACCATGCCGATAGTACCAGGGCATTGTTTGACATGACTAAGAGATATCATGAGAACTGCCCTGAAATACTAAAGCCACATACTAAATACTCAAGTAGAAGGGAGTTGAGTTTTGACATCCTCGACAGCTCATTCGTGGTCGCCACAGCAGGTGGTGACAGCGTTGGAAGAGGCGAAACGATTACGAACCTACACGCTTCGGAATTGGCTTTTTGGCCTAAGTCTTCAGCTACAGACATATGGAACGGACTTGCCCAGGCAGTACCTAGCACACCAAATACAGCGATATTTATCGAAAGCACTGCAAACGGTGTGTCAGGTATCTTCTATGATTTATGGAAAGGTGCTGTCGAAGGTAAAAACGGCTATGTACCAGTGTTTATACCCTGGTTTACTGACCCTGATTACCGTGAAGAGGTACCTAAGAAGTTTAAGAGAACACCTGAGGAAAGGGATCTTGTTAAAAAGTATAAGCTAGACAATGAACAGCTTATGTTTAGAAGGCGTAAGATAGCTCAAAACGGTATAGACTTATTCAAGCAGGAGTATCCTTCATTCCCTGATGAGGCCTTTTTAACAACTGGTCGTCCAGTGTTTAACCCTGATCAACTTCAGCAGTTACTACCTAAAACTAAAGATATAGAGGAAAGACTTGCACTGGAGACAGATGAATGGGTGAACCATAGTCGTGGTGAATTAACAACTTATTACAAACACGACAGTGGAGAACAGTATGTCATTGGTGCAGATGTGTCTATGGGAATACGGAACGGAGACTACTCCGTGGCCGTTGTACTCGATAGTAAAAAAAGACAAGTTGCAACCTGGCGTGGACACGTCCACCCTGACTACTTCGCTACAGTATTGTTTCAACTGGGAAGTTACTACAACGAGGCGTTTATCTGTGTAGAAAACAACTCACACGGTATACTTACCTGTACAAGGCTAGGTAAAGACCTGGGTTACCCTAACTTCTACACTGAGGTTCAACACGACAAAATAACTGACAGAGAAACAGTGAAACTAGGTTTTACAACTACTGTTAAAACTAAACCCTTAATCATCGATCAACTCAGAGCCTCTATGAGAGAGAATGAGTTGGAACTTAATGACAAAGTCACAATAAGAGAAATGCTTACCTACATAGTCACTGAAAGTGGCTCTATGGAAGCCGAGCATGGATGCTTTGATGACTGTGTTATGTCTCTTGCCCTTGCAAACTATGTGCATGAAGGGGCTTGGGATCCTGCAGAAAGCACGGATGAATTTTATATGGAAATGGTATAAATATGGCTAAAATCGAAGAGTATACTAAACTGGATGACAGTGAAATTGTCACAATCCTAGAAAGTAATATTAAGACTTCAGTCGGATACTATGACAGTGAATTGTCAAAGGAACGTAAGAAGGTTACTGAGTATTACAATGCCACACTTCCACGTCCTGCTCACGACGGTAACTCTAAGTTTGTATCTCAGGATGTTTATGACAGCGTCGAGGCTTTAAAAGCAGCTTTACTAGAGACTTTTGCTGCAGGTAACAACATAGTTAAGTTTGCACCTCAGAATGCTGATGACGTAGAAACAGCTGAGGTATGCAGTAAGTACACTGACTACGTTATGTTTAGGCAAAACGATGCATTTAGTGTCATGAACTCAGCTATACATGACGGCCTTACCTCTAGAGTTGGTGTTGCTAAAGTGTTTTGGGATGAAAGAGAAGAGATTGTCGAAGAGGAGTTTACCGACCTTAACCAGGATGAGTTAGACATGCTACTTGCCCAGGATAACGTAGAGTTAGGCGACAGTGAGACAAACGAAGTCGGATTGATATCAGGGACAATACTTACATCAAGAGACACATCCCAGGTATCTATTGAATCACTAGCCCCTGAGGAGTTCTTAATAGAACCCCAGGCTAAGTCATTAGATGAGGTAAACTTCGTAGCTCATAGAACTCGTAAGACACTTACTGAGTTAAGAGAAATGGGATACTCAGAGGAGCTGCTTAGTCAGATAGGATCAGACCATGAAGACGTAGAGGTAGAGACTGACCCTGAGGTATTAGCTCGTTTTGAAAGCATTGGTGCAAGCCGTGGATCAGACAGCAAGGGATACCAAGACCAGGTAAGAGATATCATGGTTTATGAGTGTTATGTGATGCTTGATAAAGAAGGCACTGGCATTGCCTATTTATACAAGGTTTGTAAGGCAGGTAACATAATACTTGAGTGTACTGAAGTAGACCGTAAGCCTTTTATAGTATTTACACCCCTACCCATCCCTCATGCATTCTACGGATCAAACTTTGCATCTAAGGTTATAGCTACACAGAATGCCAGGACTATATTGACCAGGTCAATTCTAGACCATGCTGTTATCACTAATAACCCAAGATACATGGTTGTTAAGGGTGGCCTAACTAACCCTAGAGAGCTTATCGATAACCGTGTTGGAGGCCTGGTAAACGTATC